ATGACGTGCCTGCCGAGGCGCTACCGCGCGTTTGGCGTGCCGGACAACTGGCTGGTGCTCGGTGGGCGTGGTTCTGGCAAGACGCGTCTCGGCGCGGAATGGACCATCGCGCAAGCCTGCGGGCTTCCCCCGATCGCTGAGGCGGGAAAGCCGAACGGGCGCATCGCGCTTGTGGGCGAGACGCTTGGCGACGTCCGCGAGGTGATGATTGAGGGACCGTCTGGAATCCGCACGGTCGCGCGCCTTGACCGCCCGCGATACGAGCCAACCCGGCGGCGGCTTTTATGGTCGTCTGGCGCTGTCGCCTACGTGTTTTCGTCTGAGGATCCCGAAAGCCTGCGCGGCCCGCAGTTCATGGCCGCATGGTGTGATGAGGCGGCCAAGTGGAAGAATGCGGAGCATTGCTTCGACATGCTGCAATTCGGCCTGCGGCTCGGTGATAAACCGAAGCAGTTGATTACAACGACGCCGAAGCCGACATCGTTGATTAAGCGGTTGATGGGTGATCCGGCTTTCGATGTGGATCGGTATTCGACGCGGGATAATGCGGAGAATTTGGCAGACGGGTTCATCGCCGCGCTGGAAGGGCGGTATGCGGGCACAAGGCTCGGGCGGCAGGAACTGGATGGAGAACTGATCGAGGACCGCGACGACGCGTTGTGGACGCGCGCAGCAATCGAAGGCGCATACCTTTCGGACATGCCGGAATTGCAGCGGATCGTGGTCGCGGTTGATCCTCCTGCAGGTTCGCGGCGCACATCGGATGCGTGCGGAATCGTGGCCGCAGGAATAGCGGATGGCGGTCGCGTCATTGTACTTGCAGATGAAAGTGCACGCGGATTGAAGCCGACCGAGTGGGCGGCGCGGGCGATCGCGCTCTATCATCGGTTGGAAGCGGATTGCGTCGTTGCCGAAGTGAATCAGGGCGGTGACATGGTTGCTGCGGTGATCCGCACGGTTGATGCAAGTGTTGCGGTGAAGGATGTGCGGGCGCAGCGCGGAAAGTGGCTGCGCGCCGAACCGGTGGCGGCGCTTTATGCGCAAGGGTTGGTTCGCCATGCGGGGCGTTTTCCCAAACTGGAAGACGAAATGTGTGATTTCGGCCCTAACGGGCTTTCCGGCGGTCACTCGCCGGACAGGCTGGATGCACTGGTCTGGGCGGTGACCGACCTTGTACCCCGCGCGATGGGCGAGCCGCGCATTCGCGATTTCGGCTGATCGACAGACGCAAAGAGGATTGCTGATGAATTGGAAATGGCCCTGGGCGCGGGGGGATCGCGCGCACCTTGAACGCAAGGACGCCTACGGGTTTATAACCCTTCAGACGCAGGGGGAGGCGCGCTGGACTCACCGGGACTATGCCTCGCTGGCGCGCGCTGGCTTCATGGGCAACCCCGTCGCGCATCGCGCGGTGCGGATGATTTGTGAAGCGGTGGCGGCAGTGCCGTTGCTGGCATATGAAGGCGAAGCTGAACTGGTCTCGCATCCGATGCTGGATCTGCTGGCGCGGCCAAATCCGCGACAGGCGGGCGGGACGTTTTTCGAGGCGCTTTACGGGCATCTCCTGCTTTCGGGCAATGCCTATGTCGAATTGATCGAGGTCGGGCCGCAAGCGCGCGAACTGCATTTGCTGCGGCCCGACCGGGTTACGGTGCTCTCGGATTCCAGCGGGTGGCCCAGCGCACTCGAACATCGGGAGGGAGCGAAAAAGCGCAGGGTTCCGTTGGGGCTGCATCCGGGCGGCGGGGCCGCGCACCTCAGCCTGTTTCATCCGCTCGACGATCACTATGGATTTGCGCCCCTCGAAGCGGCACTGGTTGCGCTCGATACGCATGCGGCAGCGGCGCGTTGGAACAAGGGGCTGCTCGACAATTCCGCGCGGCCTTCCGGCGCGCTGGTCTACGCACCGAAGGATGGCGGAAATCTCTCCGGCGAGCAGTTCGACCGGCTGAAGACAGAGCTGGAGGAGGGGTATTCCGGTCCCGCGCGCGCGGGCAGGCCGTTGCTGCTTGAAGGCGGGCTTGACTGGAAGCCGATGGCGCTGACCCCGAAGGACATGGATTTCGTGGAGGCGAAACATTCAGCCAACCGGGATATTGCGCTCGCATTCGGCGTGCCGCCAATGCTGCTCGGCATTCCCGGCGACAGCACTTATTCCAATTATCAGGAAGCCAACCGGGCGTTCTATCGGCTCACGGTCCTGCCGCTGATTGCGCGGACGTTGCGTGACCTTTCTGCGTGGCTAGTGCCGCTTTATGGCGACCAGGTGCGGCTATGGTTCGACGCCGATGGCATTGAGGGGCTGGCCGCAGAGCGCGATGCACTGTGGGCGCGCGTGAGCGCAGCGGATTTTCTCACCGATGATGAGAAGCGCACGGCGGTTGGGTACGGCGTGAGCGGTTAGCCGGTTAGATACCCCTCCCATCCCGCTGCCGCGACCTTCTCCCTCAAGGGGAGAAAGGGGGCGGTAGGCGGATGAGGGGTCAAACAACTTCGAGGAAAAATCGAAATGCAGCAAATGCCTGACGCGGCCTTTGAATGGGCCGTGAAAGGAGCCGGCGCGGTGGCTGGCTCCGCGATCTCTCTCGCCTACATCCTGCCGCGCGGACGACGCGAGGCCGCGCTGAGGTTTTTCGTCGGCGTGGCGTGCGGGCTGGTGTTCGGCGGAACGGTGGGCGTGAAACTCGCTGACGAACTGGGGGTCGGCGCGCTGCTCGGCTCCAATGAAACGGTGCTGACGGGCGCAGCCGTTGCAAGCCTTTGCGCTAGGTGGGCGCTTGGCCTGACCCTGCGCTTTTTTCAGGCCGAGATCGGCAAGAAGGAAGATTGAACGATGAATAACAGGGCCTTGGCGCGCCTGCTCGACACCAAGCGCGTGGACCTTGCACTGGCGCGCGTGGATGAGCGCGGCGAATTCAGCGGCTATGCCAGCCTGTTCGGTGAGACTGATCTGGCGCAGGACGTGGTAGATCGCGGTGCGTTCGCCCGCTCGCTGGCAAGGCGGGGAGCCGCGGGTATCCGCATGCTGTTTCAGCACGACCCCAACCAACCCATCGGCGTGTGGACGCAGATCGCCGAAGACACGCGCGGACTCTTTGTGAAGGGCAAGCTGACGGAAGGCGTCGGGCGCGCTGCGGAAGTGCTGAGCCTGATGCGTGCGGGGGCGCTCGACGGTCTTTCCATAGGCTTCCGCACGGTGCGGGCGAACCCCGACAAGGCAAAGGGTGTGCGCCGCATTCTGGAAGCCGACCTCTGGGAAATATCCGTGGTGACATTTCCGATGCTGCCGAGCGCGCGCGTCTCGGTGGTGAAGGCGCGCGAAGGTGCGCCCGATGACAAACAACTGGCCGCGCGACTGCGCGCGGCCTCCCGCGTGTTCAACGAAAGGAACGGAAAAGCATGGCAGTAAATCAGACGGAACGAGCGCCGGAAAACAAGGGCGGCGAATTGGCCGATGCATTCAGCACCTTCATGTCATCGTTCGAGAGTTTCAAGCAGGCGAACGACGAGCGGCTCGCCGAACTTGAAACGCGCTCCGGCGCGGATGTGCTGACGAATGAAAAGGTGGATCGTATTTCTCGCGCGCTGGACGAGCAGAAGCGTGCACTTGATGCGATTGCGATGAAGGGCCTGCGCCCCGGCCTCGGCGGGGCAGGGCTGGTTCAGCCGGACGAGCATAAAGAAGCTTTCGAGGCGTATATGCGCTCCGGCGATGATCGCCAGCTTCGTGCGCTGGACACAAAGGCGATGTCCTATGGCTCCGGCCAGGACGGCGGCTATCTGGTTCCCGCGCAGACGGAAGCGGAGGTCGGCAAGCGACTGGCGGATCTTTCGCCAATTCGCTCGATTGCGGCTGTGCGTCAGGTTTCCGCCGCGGTGTTGAAGAAGCCATTCGCTGTTGGCGGGCCTTCGGTCGGCTGGGTTGCCGAAACAGCGGCCCGTCCGCAGACCAATACGCCGACGTTGGCCGAGCTGCAGTTCCCGACGATGGAACTCTATGCAATGCCTGCAGCGACCTCGGCGCTGCTGGAGGACTCGGTTGTCGATCTCGACCAATGGATCGCAAGCGAGGTTGATGCGGCATTCGCCGCGCAGGAAGGTGCGGCCTTCGTCAATGGCGATGGCACAAACAAACCGCGCGGCCTGCTGAATTACGATCAGGTTGCGGAAAGCTCCTGGGAGTGGGGCAAGGTCGGCTATGTCGCATCGGGCGCTGCGGGAGCATTTCCGGCAAGTAATCCATCAGACAAGCTGATCGATCTCGTTTACGCACTGAAGGCCGGATATCGCCAGAACTCAAGCTGGGTGATGAACCGCAAGACGCAGGCGTTGATCCGCAAGTTCAAGGACGTGGACGGCAATTATCTGTGGGCGCCGCCAGCGGTTGCGGGGCAGCGCGCGACGATGCTGGGCTTTCCGCTGGTGGAGGCTGAGGACATGCCCGACGTGGCCGCGAACTCCACGTCGATTGCGTTTGGCGATTTCAGCCGGGGCTATCTCGTGGTTGACCGCACGGGCGTGCGCGTGCTGCGCGATCCATATTCCGCCAAGCCGTATGTGCTGTTCTACACCACCAAGCGCGTGGGCGGCGGAGTGCAGGATTTCGACGCGATCAAGCTGATGAAATTCGCAGCTTCCTAACCGTTTCACTGCCGGGATTTCACGCGGCCCCGGCGCACCTCCAGCCGGGGCCGTTTTTCTTTCTCTCAACTGGTGGGCGATCGTGACTTCTATCCGAACAGGTGAGCCGGGTGCGGAACCCGTTACGCTCGCCGAACTCAAGCAATATTTGCGGCTGGGACACGCCAGCGAGGACGAACTGCTTTCGGGCTTGATCCGGTCGGCGCGCGAAGATCTGGAGCGCGCAACGGGACTTGCGTTGATCGAACAAGGCTGGCGGCTGGTGCTCGATAGGCTGCCGCGAGACGGGATTATCCTTCTGCCGCGCCATCCGGTGCGGGAAGTGACCTCGGTGACCTTCTACGATGCCAATGGCGAGCCAACAGTGGTGTCGCCGGACGCATATCAGAGCGATCTGCTTTCGCGTCCGGCACGCATGTTTCTGACGCAAGCACCGGTGAACCTGCGCGCGATGAATGGCGTCGAAGTCGATTTTGTCTGCGGCTTTGGCGAGGCGGGGCCGGATGTGCCGGATCTGCTGCGCCGCGCAATCATGCTGCTTGCAGCGCACTGGTACGAATTCAGGACGAGCTACGGCCCGTCCGATCAACCTGTGTCCTATCCGGCAGGATATGACCGAATGATTTCAGCCTATGTCGAAAGGCGGCTTTGATGACGACACTGAACATTGATCCAGGTGCGTTTCGTGAGGAACTTTCCTTGCAGGAGTGCCAGACCGTTTATGATGCGTTGGGCGGGTACTCCGAAAACTGGATCGAAACGGCAAAGCCGTTTGCCAGCATCGAGCCGGTGCGGGCATCAAGCACGTTCGCTGCGGACCAGACGGTGGAAACCGTGACGCACGAGATCACGATACGTTGGCAGGCGGGCGTGCAGAGCGGAATGCGGTTTCTCAAGAATGAGCGCATCTTTGAGATACGCACTGTTTATGATCCCGACGAAACCGCGCGGTATCTGGTTTGCGGGGTTTCGGAGACCAGCGCTTGAAGCTCGCGGTGAGGCTGACCATGCAGGGGTTGATCCGCGCGCTGAGGGCAAAGGCGCATGACCTTGCAGAAGACATCGAACAAGGGCAGGCTGAAGCAAGGCCGCAAAGGCCAGCGCGGCAGCGCGAAAGCAGGGGAGAGGTGAATGGCGTCCGCCGCGATTGAGTTGCAAAAGGCGATTTTCGCGGCACTTCAAGGCGATGCGACGCTTACCGGAATGCTCGGTGGCACCAAGGTCTATGACCACACGAAGTCCGATATCGCCTTTCCCTATGTTACTTTCGGGCGCACCAGCTTTTACGACTGGAGCACCGGCACCGAGATCGGTACTGAGCACCTTTTCACGCTGCATGTGTGGTCCAAGGCGAAGGGCAAGAAGGAGACGCTGGATATTATGCAGCGTCTGGAAGCGTTGCTGCACGACCAGCCGCTCGCGATGAGCGGGTTCAGGCTCGTCAATCTTCGGCAGGAATTTGCCGAGACAAGATTCGATGAAGATCAGTCCGTGTATCATGGGCTGATACGTTTCAGGGCGATTGTCGAAGCCGCCTGACTTTTAGGCCGCATCCGCACCCCTTAGGGGCGCAAGCGCAGACTATCCAAAAAAGGAAAACTCCATTGGGAGCACAGAAAGGAAAAGACCTTCTGCTGAAGGTCGATACCGGCATGCCTGACGGCTATGTGACGGTTGCAGGCATGCGGACGAAGAAGATCGCGTTCAACAGCCAGTCGGTCGATGTGACGGATCAGGATTCGGCAGGCCGTTGGCGCGAATTACTTGCAGGAGCAGGCGTTCAGCGGGCTTCGGTGAGCGGGTCAGGCATCTTCAAGGATGCGCAGTCCGACACGAAAATTCGCGAGACATTTTTCGCTGGCAGCATTGTGAGTTGGCAATTGATCGTGCCGGATTTCGGCACGTTGCAAGGGCCGTTCCAGATCACCGCGCTCGAATATTCCGGCAGCCATGACGGCGAAGTCGGGTTTGAAATCGGGCTGGAATCGGCGGGACAGATCAGCTTCACGGTGGCCGCATGAGTGTGAACCGCAAGCGGGGCGAGGTGGAAGCCATTCTCGATGGTGCGCCGCGCAGGCTGTGCCTGACGCTCGGCGCATTGGCCGAACTGGAAGATGCCTTTGCCGCCGATGATCTCAGCGCATTGGTGGAGCGGTTTTCGAGCGGCAGGCTTTCGGCGCGCGACATGATCCGCATTATCGGTGCCGGGTTGCGCGGCGCAGGCGAGACGATCGACGATGAGGGCGTGGCGGCGCTGCGAGTCGAAGGCGGTGCCGCAAGTTATGCGAGCATCGTCTCGCAACTGCTGACGGAGACGTTTGGCAGCGCGCAGGAGCAAACCCAAAACCCTTGA